CGGCGGTTTCGGTACGTTGAACCAGGGCGACTTCCTGCCCAAGGGCTACTACGTCTACCAGCCGCCTGTCGCATCGCAAAGCCAGGCCGATCGCGCGGCACGTAAGTCTGTTCCGTTCCAGATTGCAGTCAAGCTGGCCGGCGCCGTACACACGATTGACTTTGCCGTTTCCGTAAATAATTGAGCGAGATAAACCATGGCTACCTGGTCATTTACGAATTTCGCCCTGACTCTTACGGGTCCGGGCGGTGCAATCACCCTCGGCGACGGTTCCGGTGCGGCCAAGGAAGGCGCAACGTTCGAGTTCGTTGAGAACAAGAATACGATGACGATCGGCGCAGACGGCAGCGGCATGCAAAGCCTGAATGCCAGCACCGCAGGGAAGATCACCGTGCGGCTGCTGAAGACCTCCCCGACTAATGGACTGCTGAGTGCGATGTATGCATTCCAGAGCACGAGTTCGGCCAACTGGGGGCAAAACGTGATGGCGGGTTCGGATATTGTCCGCGGCGAGCAGTACTCCTGCCAGCAGGTTGCGTTCTCCAAGTTCCCGAACAACACGTATGCGATGGACGGAAACATCCTGGAATGGAACTTCGATGCGGTGCTGATGGATGCTGCACTGGCAACGGGGATTTAACGATGCTCGATACCGTTGAAGTGAATGGCCAGACATACCGGATTGGCAAGATGCCCGCGCGCGAACAGTTTCATGTGGTGCGTCGGCTTGGTCCCGCGATCATGGGATTTCTCGCATCTGGCGTGAATGGTGGCGGCATGGCTGGCGCGATGGGTCCGATCCTCGACCATCTTTCGAAGATGAGCGACGAGGATGCAGATTATGTTCTGGATCACTGCCTGAGCGTTGTTCAGCGTGCCCAAGGTAATGATTGGGCCAAGGTGCGTGCTCCCAACGGCGCATTGCTGTTCAATGACATCGAACTTCCCCAGCTTCTCAATCTGACTCGCGCTGTGCTGACCGAGAACCTGCGCGGTTTTTTTCCCGCAGCCGCAGCCGGATCGCAGTAGATGATTCGGCTCCCGGTATAGAACTGGTTTCGATGCCGGATGGCGAGGACTGGCTGTGGCGACCGGTGGCAGAAGGGCTGTGCAAATACGAGTCGGTGATTGACGGGACGCTCGGGATCGAAGATATCGCCACCATGAATGAAGTGCTGGACGTCAAATACACTAACCAAGCCAGACTTCAGGCCGCAGAGCGGAGTCGGAATCAATAGCGAGTGCTAAATGATTGGGGTAAAATAAGCGAGCCGCCAAGGTGCTTCCAACACCCTGACGGCTCTAACCAAACCCCTACCTGTTACGAGGTGAGCGGCATGGCTGACGCCATTGTACTACCCCGGGATTATTACGTTTACATTCTGTACCGCGAGGATGGAGTGACGCCTTTCTATGTCGGGAAAGGCAAAGGCGATAGATGGTTGGCCCACGAGCTTAATGTGAGGCGCGGGCGATCCCATAAAGACAACATCATTGCTGGGATGAAAGATGCTGGAATCGTTGTCCCCAAGAAAAAGATAGCCAAGGGGCTGACTAATCGTGAAGCGCTTGCTCTCGAAGTCAAGACCATTGATGAAATTGGTCGGACTCGCGACGGCGGCCCATTGACCAATCTGACGGCCGGAGGGGATGGCGCTCCAGACCTTTCGCCAGAAGCAAAAGAGCGACATCGGAAAAATACCGGCGCCGCCCAGTTAGGGAAGAAGCATAGCGAGGAGCGTAGAGCTAGGCTAAGCGCAATCCTGAAGGGACGCCAGTGCGCCCCTCCTCCGACTCCAGAAGTAACTGCAAAACGCATCGCATCGCTGAAATCGTCATGGGCTCAAATGGCTCCGGAGGATCGCGCAAAGCGAGGCATGCGCGGGAAATCGCATAGCGAGGAGACGAAGTCCCTCATGCGAGAAAAGGCGCTTGGGCGCGTCATTTCAGCGGAGCAGCGAGCGCACATCTCAGCATGCAACAAAGCCAGAAAGGTCAGCCTTGAAACAAAGGCGCGAATGGCTGAAGCGCAACTCCGCAGGTGGGCGGCCATTCCACCCGAAGATCGGCCGGCAGGAACTAGGACCGGGATGAAGCATTCGGAAGAATCGAAGGCGCTCATGCGCGAAAACGCGCTAGGCAAGGTTATATCGCCCGAACAGAGGGCGGCCATTTCTGCAGCACAAAAGGGGCGTACGCAAAGTCCGGAAACGAGAGCGAAACGGTCCGAGGCATTGCGCCGCAGTTGGCAACTAAGAAAAGCAGGGGAACTTGAAAATGGGTGACGATGGAGTGCTCAGAGAGTTCCTCGTATCGCTTGGATTTTCTGTCGAAGAATCGAGCTTCAAGAAATTCAACCTCGCAGTCGAGAGCGTCACCAAGGGTGTGATGCAGGCTGGGTTGGCTGTAGCCGCGACCGCTGCTGGCATCGTGGCGGGTGTAAAGATCATCTCCAGTCAGATGGAGAATCTTTACTACGCTTCGCAACGCACAGGTGCGACGGTCGGCAACCTGATGGCGCTGCGGTATGCGGCCGGTCAGATCGGATTGACCGCAGATCAGGCGCAATCGTCGCTTGAAGGTTTCGCGCGCACCCTGCGCCTGAATCCTGGCTCGGATAGCCTGCTTGCGTCGCTCGGCGTGACGGGCAACGATCCGACCGAGAAATTCGACAGTTTCATCGAGAAGATGAAGGGCATGCAGCCGTACGTGGCTGCCGCCTATGCGGGTCTGTTCGGGATCGATCCGGACACGCTGCTGATGCTCGAAAACGGGCTTCCCAAGCTCGAAGAGGAGCAGAAGAAGTACGCGGAAAGACTGAGGGCATGGGGCATAACTCCGGGACAAGCTGCGGCGGCTGGAGTCGATTTCAACAACTCCATCCGGTCAATTACCGCAGACTTTGATTTGTTGTGGATAAAAATCGAGTCTAAGTTGGTCCCGGTGATGACGCCGCTCATCAACCAGTTCGAACGCTGGGCGCAGAACCATGCCGGTGACGTTGCGCAGGCAATCGCCGATGCTGTATCACATCTCGCCACATGGATTCAGTCCGTAGACTGGAAGAAGGTCGGAGGTGATATCGATCATGTCGTGACCGCATTGGGGGGCGTGAAAGATATTCTGCTCGGGCTGGCTGCAATCAAGCTACTGGGTATCATCGGTGGGGTCGGCGGGTTGACCGTAGCAATCTCGGGTCTCGCCGCCGCCGCTGCCGGCCTAGGTGGCTGGAAGATCGGCGATACGATCCGCGATGAAGTCGACAGCCTCGTCACGAAGATGTCACACGGCAAGTATCGCTCGCTGAGTGACATCCTGACCGGCACTGATCGGAGCAAGCTGGATGCGACTGGCGGCTATACCCAGGCGGAACTGGATAGCGTCAAGGATGGCGGCGGCGCGAAACTGACGCCGCCACGCGGCTCACCCGGTGACGATGGCAATCAGCCGTTTGGCACGATCATTGAATTGCCCGCCGAGAATGCGCCGTCGAAAAGCGATCCTCAGAGCCTTTTCGCTTCGCTCGAAGACAGGTTTAATCTGCCTAAAGGATTGCTCGATAGCGACTGGAGTGCAGAGTCGTCGCGCGGAAAGAACATGCTCTCGCCCAAAGGTGCGATGGGCCATTTCGGCTTTATGCCCGATACGGCCAAGGAGTATGGGCTTGACGATCCGAATGACCTTGTTCAGTCAGCCAAAGCGGCAGCGCAAAAGTTCGCAGACCTTCTGCGCCACTATGCTGGTGATGCTGTAAAGGCTATCGCTGGCTACAACTGGGGCGAAGGCAATCTGGACAAGGATATCTCCCGTTTTGGTGGGAACTGGGCGCAACACCTGCCGCAAGAGACCTTCGATTACGTCAACCGCGTAACGAATGGCATGGGCGGTGCGCGGCTCGGCGTCAATGGCACAAACAGCAATCGGTCGGTGGCAGTGACGCAGACCAACACCTTCCACATCGCTGGCACGTCAGATCCGCAAGGAACTGCGCGCGCCGTGGCTGGCGAGCAATACCGTCTGTACGGCGATCTGGTGCGCAACTTCTCTGGGGCAGTGCAATGAGAATTCTGGGTACCGTCGCGTCGGTGGCGCAGATCGGCATCCAGTCGCTCGCCATCAAACCCAAGCGAGGTTTGTACACCTCCGACAACAGCAGCCTTGTAACCACGATTATCAAGCAGGTAACGATTGAGGAAGTGCATTCGGATGAAATGGAGATCACAGAGCATCCTGTTGAACAGGGCTCCACGATTTCCGACCATGCGTATGCGCGACCGTCGGAAGTGATTATTACGGCAGCCTGGTCGGATAGCCCCAACAATTCAGGTCCGCTGAATCAGCTTCTGGGCGCAGCAGCAAACACAAGCCCGTTGCTGCAAAAGGTTATCGGAGCGGCTGAACTGGTCGGCGGTATCGTGACCGCCCTAAGTTCGGGATCGCCTACGAGCGTCACGGTGTACAACAACATCCTGACGCTATACAACAACCGGCGCATTTTTGACATCTACACCGGCAAGCGTGTCTACAAGAACATGCTGATCAAGTCGCTGGCGACGACGACGGATGCGAAGACGGAAAACAGTCTGATTCTGCGTATGACCTGCCGCCAGATCCTGATGGCGCAGACGCAGACCGTCACGGTGCCGAATTCGTCAGTAATGTCCAACCCGGCACAGAATGGATCAACGGTCAACATGGGGACGCAATCCCTACTGCCATCGCCTACCTATAACGTGAACGCAGCGCCATGAGCACGCCCTACGAGGTTCCGCTATCGCCCCAGCCGCAGACGTTCGGCATTGCGATAGCGGGCACGACCTATCAAATGACCGTGGTTTGGAACTGGGTGAATGCGTCGTGGATCATCAACATTGCGGACCCGAGCGGCAATCCGATCCTGTCGGGGATTCCGATGGTGACGGGTGTCGATTTGCTCGAGCAGTTTGGCTACCTTAATTTTGGCTTCCAGTTGATCGCGCAGACTGACAACGCGCCGGATGTTGTGCCGACGTTCGCCGACCTAGGAACCACAGGGCATCTTTACGCGATCCTGCCATGAGCAACCAGTTCGGACGACAAGCGAGCCTGATTGTCTCGACTGGTACGCAGGGGCTCGACCTGTCGGAACTGCGTTTTACGTTCAAGACACGAAATGCCGACGAGCAGGCGCCGAACACGCTCTATGTGCGCATCTATAACCTGACCGATTCAACCGCCAAGGCGATCCAGAACGAGTTCACGACGATCACGCTGCAGGCTGGATACGAATCGGGAAACTACGGGATCATCTTTCAGGGGACAATCAAGGAAGTGCGGAAAGGCAGAGAGAACAACGTCAATTCGTACGTTGAGATATTCGCCGCTGACGGAGATGAGTTTTACAACTTCGCTGTCATCAGCCTTTCTCTGGCCGCCGGACAAACGCCCCAGCAAGTTATCAATGCGATCCAGTCGGCTCCTTCCGTCAATGGCGTGGCGAATCTTCCCTACGCGACGGACGCAACCGGCTTGATCGCCGGAGCGGGCGCCGGACAGGCGCAAGCCCTATCGCGCGGGAAGTCATTATTCGGTATGACGAGGGATTACGCGAGAGACTGGGCGCAGAAATACGGCTACCGCTGGTCGATGCAAAACGGCCAGCTTGTTGTGGTGCCGATCACTGGCTATCGCCCTGGTGAGGCAGTTGTGCTGTCGTCGACAACCGGCCTGATCGGGGTTCCTGAAGCCCGCGATGATGGCGTACACGCGCAGGCGCTTCTTAATCCTCTGATCCGCATCGGCGGCCTGGTGCAGATCGCGCAGTCCGACATCAACCAGATCACGATGCAGCAGCAGGGATTGCAGTACACCCCTGCAGTCGCCACGGTGACAACTGCGGCCGGATTTTACAAAGTCCTGGTGGCCGAGTTTGAAGGCGATACCCGCGGAAACCCGTGGTACATCAATATCACCTGTCTCGCGGTCGATGTATCGGCCAGTAATCAGAACAACTCAGTTCAAGCCTACGGCTAGGTTCCAGAATGGATCAAAGAGAGCGCCTCAACTCTCCGGACGAGGCGCTCAATGCTGCGCTTGACGGCCGGCAGGCACAGATTTGGACGGCCGGTCCAGGGATCATCCAGAGCTTCAACGCTGACGGCATCACAGCGGTCGTGCAGCCGGCCATCAAGGCGCAAGTCCGCGCGCCCGATGGATCAATGCAATGGGTAGCGCTCCCTCTCCTGCTAGATTGCCCGGTGGTATTCCCGCGCGGCGGTGGCTGCACACTGACGTTTCCAGTCGCGGAAGATGACGAATGTCTGGTCGTGTTTGCTTCTCGGTGTATCGATGCGTGGTGGTCGGCAGGTGGCGTACAGGTGCAGTCCGAGTTCCGGATGCATGATCTATCGGATGGCTTTGCCATTCCGGGCCCGTACTCGCAAGCAACGAAGATCAGCAACATCAGCACAACGGCCGCACAACTGCGCAGTAACGACGGAGAGGCATATCTCCAGCTAAACCCGACGTCGCACGAAATCGACATCGTGACGCCGGCCAACTGGACGGCGACCATCGGCGGCAACACAAATATCAACG